TCATCAGGGCCGAAAGATACTTTCTTAAACTCCCCAAATGCTGTCTTCATTGTGAAAGACCTTCCTAGGAAAATCTTCTCTTTAGTTACTGCCATTGTTTTTTGTTTTATTTATTAAATACTATTGCTCTTTGATTCAGGCTTAACACTAGCTAATATTTCTTTTAGCTTAGGTCTATGTTTCATATCTATTGCAAAGTCTGTTAAGACTTGATTAAAGAAGTCAAAAGTTTCCTGTGAGAAAACATCTTTGTTTTTCTTTACTGTTTTAGCCACTTTCAATTCCTTGTTTTCTAATTCTAATTCTTCCATTTTGTTTTGTTTTAACGGCCCTGACCTCTGTAAGCCTTCGGCTTTGGGCTATGTTTATTAAATGATTTCTTGGCTGAACCTCGTTTTCTACTTCCGAAGTTCACCTTTCTCGAATCTCCAGTCTTCGTTTTCGCCATCTCTATATATTTTTACTTGTATTGTTTCATCTCTAACTTGTTGGCAAAGCATCGCAGTTCCTCCTGCCATTGCTAATTCTTCTAAGAATACCATTTGATCTGATGACATTCTATCTCCGATAGCTTTAATCTCACAGCATACAAAGTAACCATACTTTTTATTGTAACCAATAATGTCAGGTACTCCTTTTCTACCTATAAAGGCCCTACCTCTAACAGCTAGGTTATTATTTCTCCACACTTCATTGCCACCATCCTTTAAAAAGTCTAACATCATCTTTGTTAAATTACTTGCTGATAGGTATGCCATTACCAAAATTACAATATATTATTAATATATTAATTAAGACGTACACGAGCAATTAAAAGATGGAGTCAAGTCTGTTAAATCTTGGCCCTTAAATAAATCATTTTGTGCCATCATTAATAAGTGCTTGTAAGTTGTATCTTGAAAGTAAGTATGTCCTCCTCCTTTCTCTTTACTTATCTCTTCATCTTCTATCCATTCATTAGCTAGTTCAGGGTAACTTCTTAAAATATTTATTATTGCATTTTTGCCTTTAAGAAAACATAAAGTACAATTACCTAAAATAGCAGGTATTTCTAAGGTATAAGGTTTTTTACTCCAATAGTCATTTACTTTAGCCTTATCTATTCCTGCATCATATAAAGGGAATCTTGGGTGTATGTAAGCTTGTCTTTGTTCATATCCTTTTACTCTGCGTTCTTCGTCTGACCTAAATCCTACCAACCATTCATAATTTTGTTTGCCATAGTTTTTTCTTAAATATCTCTTGGCTGTTTTTATCTTTAGCTCTAAAGTGCAAGACCTTTTGACTCTATTAGGTATATGCTTCCATTTATTATGCTCAAGCATACCTCTAAATCCACCTTCGTATTGTACTCTAATAACAGGAATATTTTCGTGGGCCTCAAAGTCATTAATAAACTTATAAGTCTTACTATGCTCTCTACCTGTATCTGCAAATATTACTAAGTCACCTTCACGATAATTTAAAATTGTCATTAAGGCACTTGTCTTTCCACCACTAAAATTAATTACTCTTTTCATTTTGTTTATTTAGTACCAGCGAATAAGTTCATCAGTTGGCATCTTGACATATTTTATTTTATCCTTTACTTTTATCTCACCTATTCTCCAATATCTTCTAGCCTTTACTCGTAAAAACTCTGCTCTTATAAATACTATTCTATCTCTTAGGTCTAAGTTAAAAGCAAAGAACTCTACTCTCTCATCTGAGATACCACTAGGTTTCCCATCATTCTCATACTCTAGCAAAAAATAACCCTTCTTTAAAGCTTCAGTTTGATGTATAACTAAAACCTTAGTACTCTTAGCAAATATTCTAATAGCCTGGTAAGTACCATCTGCAGCTTTAGCAGCTTCTATTTCAAAACGTCTTCTATTTCTATATCCTTTAGACATAAAGTTTTCTATTAGAGAACTTATTTGTTTTGGTTATAATAATTGTTATAAATATCTTCAAACTCCATTTTACTAATTTCTATATCAATAATAGAAGCACCCATAAACATACAAGTTTGTTTTATTAAGTTTATAGATTGCTCTTTTTCTTTTTCAAGTAATAGTTCTAAATTTCCCAATAAGACATTATACGATATCTTCCTACTGTCATACTTTTTTACAAGTTCTATTGCGTCTTGCATTGCTGTTTTCATAGGTTATTTGTTTAAAGGTTATTGTAATCTTGAAAGGTCATTGTTTCAGGTAAAAATCTTAATGCTAGGTTTTTTGTAGCTCCGTGTCTATTCTTCTCCACCTTACAAACTACTAAGTCACTAGGAGAATATTCTCTACCACCAATTTCTACTGACTCTGTTTGTTCGTAATAGCCTGGTCGCATTAGCATAATCACAGCATCAGCATCTTGTTCTATTGATCCTGATTCTCTAAGGTCAGAAAGCTGAGGCATCTTATCCCCTCGTTCTTCTACTCTTCGTGATAATTGGGATAGGGCGATAATAGGTACTTCCAACTCTTTGGCAAGTGCTTTTAGGCTTCTACTAATGTAGGATACCTCTTGCTCTCTGTTTTGGTTTGACTTGCCAGTACCACTCATAAGTTGAAGGTAATCGATAAAGATAATCTTTATGCCATACTTCTGTTTAAGAATAGTTGCTTTGGCTCGTAGCTGGGTTACACTAATACCGCCCATATCCTCTATGTAGATGGGGGAAGTAAGTATCTTGTCGTCAGTTCGCATTAAGTGAACTTTTTCGTTATCGGTCAGTAAATTCATTCTAAGACGTTTTAAGGGCAGTTCAGAGCTGATTGACTCTAACCTTTCAACTAACTGATTGGAGCTCATTTCGAGGCTAAAAATGGCCGTAGGGATGCATCCTTGGATTGCTATGTGATAGATACTAGAAAGCATAAAGGCAGTCTTACCCATTCCTGGTCTAGCAGCTATGATAACAAAGTCAGGATCTACCCAACCACAAAGAGTGTTATTAAGCTCCATAAAGCCTGTGTTAATGCCTAACAGCTGACCACTAACAGCAGCATCACGACCTTCATTTAGCTGCATAATAATTTGGTCTATAGTCTTTTCGTATATATTACCAAACTCTTGCAGTCCTAAAAGTTGTTTACCAAACGTAGCTAGGGTATCATCAGTAGATTCAGCACCATCAAAGGCCGATACCTCCATTAGTCGGCCCAATGTTGCTAACTTTCTACGCTTGTATAATTCTATTACTACCTCTATGTGAGTGTTTAGGTGAGCAGTAGATACAACACTATTCGTAATTTTGGATAGGTATAAGGCCCCTACTTCTTCTGAGTGTTTATTGTCTATAAGTCTTTGAAACACAGTACTTATATCTATTTGTATGTTCTTATCATACATCTGCTTAATAGTTCTAAATATTAGTTGGTGCCTTAGATCGTAGAATATTTCCTCGTTTAAGTAGTTAACTACTAAAGGCAAAGCTCTTTTATCTAGTAAAATAGAGCCTAAAATATTCTCTTCTAGCTCAAGGTTTTTAGGTAGGTTTATAACATCCATATTATAATTTTTCTATTTCTTGTTTAACTTCTTGCCAATATTGTTTTCTCCTTTCTTCAAAATTTCCTTTAAATCCTTGTGGAAATTCATTCAATATCTCATTTACTGCTATTAATGCACATTGTTTAGCAGTAGTTTTTATAAAAGAGTTAGTAAAAAAATTTTGCTTTAATTTAAACTTATCTACTAATTCTTCTGCTTTTTCTTTTGGTGTCATTTTAATTTTATTTTAGTTGTTGTGTTAGGTTCAAAGTTTTTACTATTCTTAATCCAGGTTCCTACTCTTCTAGCTATGTCAAAGAATTTTTGGTCTTGGTATCTCATCTTGCCTTTAGCATCAGGTTCAGTCCAATAGTCTAAGAATGATTGGTATTGATTACCAAGTTTATCTTTATGGGATTCTATGGTATTAACAAAAGCTTCTTTATCCTTATATATTTTATTAGTATTATTAGTATCAATATATATGTTATTATAGGGTAAAGTTTCTTTACCACTTTCGGTAAAGTTTCTTGACTCGTCAGGTAAAGTTTCTATACCAATGGTAAAGCTATTATCTTTTTTGTTGTATTCTAGTGTTTTATGGTCGTTTAAAAGCTTAGGAAATATCTCATTAGTAGCCCTTAGATGTCTTGTAACATCATTTTGCATTACTAAACCCCTAGCAACAAGATTTTTTATTATAGTTATTATAGTTTGTTTTGATAGGTCAAGGTCTTTGGCCATATTTTCCCTTGATTTATAACACCAATGCGATTCGTTGTTTTGTAATTTGTAAATGCTATCCAAAACACAATACTCATTACAAGATAAATGCAAAGATTTACGGATTGGATGGATTATTGTAGTATAATACATAATAAAAAAGCCCATCGGTTTTGCTAGAAGTACGAGTTCTAACGCCACCTAGGGCAGAAAGTTTTAATTGTTATCTCGTACATAACATAACAAATTTACAAAGAATTTTCAAATAATTCTATTGTTTTAAATAATTCATAAGCAACCTGTGGAACTATTGCATTTCCTCCTGATTTAATAGATTCTTTTCTCCACTTAGAAAAGGTAATAGAGTCCAATCTATCGGGAAACCCATCATTTCCATTACAAACAGGGGAGACAGTGGGGAACTTTTCCCATTCTCTAATTCTCCTTTTCTCGCCATTGCTTCTAAGCACTTGCTTGCTTGTGTATTCCCTTGTAGTCTGTAGCTGTCCTCGTTCGCTGATGGTGTTGGTAGCATCCCCATTGTTGCCATTTGCTTTAATGGATTTTGTAAATTCACCCCTTTCGCTTTGTGCCTTGCTTGTGCTTTGATAAATGTTTCCTCTTTCCTGGATGTGTTCCAATCGTAAGCACTCGGTGTTGGCAGCATAGAATTTATCTGTGTGGCTAAATTGGGCATCTTTGTCCCATTCGGATATTTTTGCATTCTTTCCTGAAACTTCTCCAAGTTTTGAACATCCTCTCTTGTTGTTGGAGTTAGCAACAAACCAGATCCTATCTCTTCTGTGCGGTGCGTTGACGCTTGCAGCTGGAATAAGAAACGGTTGAACTTCATAGCCTTCCCTTTCCAAATCAGAGCACACCTCTTCGAATACCAATCCCCCTCCCCAACTAACAAGTCCACGAACATTCTCACCAATAATCCATTTGGGTTCAATCTCCTTGATTGCTCTAAGCATTTCAGGAAAGAGGTGTCTTTCATCGGCTTTCCCTTTTCTGAGTCCTGCTGTTGAGTATGGTTGGCAAGGAAATCCTCCGGTGAGGATGTCGATTTCTCCTCTGTGAATAGAGAAGTCTGTTTTAGTAATGTCATTATAACTTTTTGATGTTGGAAAATGATGTTTTAGAACTTTTTGGCCGAACTCATTCCATTCACAATGGAAAATATTGTCCCAACCCATCCAATGTGCAGCTAAATCAAAGCCACCAATACCTGAAAATAAACTTCCGTGTGTCATATTTAAGGATTTTTAGATATGATTCTAAAAGCCACTACTCTCTCTTTGTCTAAGTGCTTAACCATAAACTTCTTCCTGGCAATAGGGTTCAAAGACTCTCTAATGCTCTGTGCTGTCACTTTAGACTTCCTACTAGCTGCTGCTATAGATTTAAAATGAATCTCTTCCTTGTTGTCTATAAACACCATTCTAACTGGTATATTATTTTCCATCCCCTTTATCTCTTGACTCATATGGCTTGAAATGGTTTTTTAGCCCTTTTATAAATTGTTTGTTATTATACTTAAACTCTCTTTTGACGAAGAACTCTTCATCGATTTTTCCTCCATCCATTGCATTGGGATATACGAGAATGTCATCATCGTAAAAGTTCCTAACCATACCTGTGTCGTATAGTACGACTTTCCAAACTGTGTTTGTATCTGATCCGTAATCGATCCAGGCGATTGCTTTTCCGTACCCAAGAGGAGTGTGAACATCTATTGTATTTTTTAATTGAAATATCATTTGTACTTATATATGTATTCTTTAATTTCTACTACTGCCATTGTAGAGCAATAGACAACAATAAAAACTGGTACTGCAATAAAAAAGAATTTTAACATCCCTATTGTTTCTTTCATATTATTTCTTTAAGGATATTTTAAATGTTGTAGTAGATACTCTAGGTGCTGGGTGTACCATCTCGCCTGTCTCAGGATCAACCATAGGAGTGTTAATAGTCCTTAGCATCTTCTCTCTTTCTTTAAGAGCATACTTAAGTGATTCTACTTCATTGTTAAGTTTAGTCCAAGCATAGTCTTGGTCATAGATATACTTAACTCCTGATTCTATCTTAGTAACCTCACTACCTAATACATCAGCCTTACCACCAGGATACTTGGCTAGTTCATCTACTACGATTTCTCTAAGTTCACTACGAACACCATCGAATAATTGTGCGATAGCATCCATACGAACTAATGTTTCTAGTGCACTATCGCCTGTCTCTTTAAAGTGCTCTACAATTGTAGTCTTAATCAGGTCGTTATTAAATTTACTAGGTTCATAAGTAGCTAGTTCTACCTTCGGTAAAAATATTTCTGTACTCATTATTTTTTTGTTTTAGATGTGAATGATTCTTTTTTAGACTTAAGCAACATTAGTAAAGCTTGGTCGCCATCTATGTATTGCTTGTATCCATAATATAGATCTACTAGCTCCTTATTTTTTGTGCAGTCAGTAATTTGTTTAATTAATTCTACTCTATCAACTTCTACTTCTGCTATCTCTTCTACTTCTACCTCTTGCACGACAGGTTTTTTGGCTTCCTCTTTAGCCCTAGCATCTGCTTTCGCATCTGCAAAGTCCATCTCTTCAGCAGGAGTCGCTTCAAATCCTGCTGCTTTCATTAACCAAGCAAGTAAGTTCCTATAAGCCTTACCAATCGCCCTTGTTTGTGCCATACTAAGAATAGCATATTCATCAAAGTATCTCTTAGTTTTTTCGGCATTCGAGCATAAGGCAATGCCTGTAGCAACGAGCTGACCTGTAGTAATATTGCGTACCTCACAAGTCGCCATATATTTAATAGCAGTTTCATTGGATAAATCTTGAGTAGATGTAATAATTGGCATCAATCCTAGTGAGGCCCCACAGAACTGCCAACCCTCAACGTTGACAAACTGCTTCCCTTGTATGTTAGAACTAAGTCCTTTTTCTTTTATCAGCTTACTTAATTCAGTAGCTAATTGTAACATAGAATCTTTATTAATTAAAGAGTATGTTGGTTTTTCTAAATCTAAATTAACATTAGTTGTTTTTGACTGTTCCATAATTTAAAGTTTTTGGTTGGGTTTCTTGAAAATAATAAGCTTCTCTTGTTGGATACTTTTGCCATATAGACAAGATTGATTCCATTAGCTCAAGATTGGCTTGTGAATAATTGATTTGGTGGATAATCTTAGCGATGAATAATCGCTTTTCAGAATCATCCCATAGTGCGAATTGACTTAGCATTTCTTAAGTGTTTTGGTGTTGGTAAATAAAGTTTAAGTAAGAATCTTATTTCTTCAAATTGTTCTTCATAGATATCATTAGTCCTCATATCCTGTTGGTGCATACGTAATCCGTGAAGGACTGTTGTATGGTCACGAAAAAATAATCGGCCTATTGAGGCTACTGTAGAGCCTACGTAAGTTTTTAGGATGGCATAGCACATATTCCTAGTTAACACTAAAATGCGTGATCTATCTTTAGACAAGGCATCTTTGTATCTTACATTCATTTCTTTACAAACAAACTGAATTATTGCTTCTCTATCAGGTTGCTCAATGTTTATTACTCCTGGCATAGTGTAGTAGTTTATTTTATTCGGTGAAATCATAAATTTGGTTTTTTAATTCTTCTATCTTCTTGCGATAGAAAGCTTCTACAATCTCAATCATCTCTTCGTCAGCCTTAGCCAACCTAGTGCGAATCTTATAAGGTGTGTACCCTGTAATCTCACAAATCTTCTTTATATCGCCATACTTAAGTAAGGCACGATAATCTCTAATTAGCATCTTTTAGTTTTTTATATAATTTATAATGTCTGTCAATGGAACGCATTGCTCCTTCAATCGATGTGAAATAATCACCTCTCCAATAGTAGAACTTATCTAAGGGTTTTTTGGAGTCCCAATGGATAAACATACCACGATAGATGTAATCTTTTTTAAGCCTTTGGCCATCTATGGTTATCATAAAATAATCCTTAAGGCCTTTTTGTTTTAAATGTGATGGTGTAGGGTGCATACTTATTCAGTTGTTGAAAAAATGGTTTCAGTAATTTCAATGTTAGGCTTTAAAGATATGCCACTAGCAGCACTCATAAATCTTTGGTAAGCCTGTTCTTTTTTATCTGATATGGTATGATCTACATACACACCATCCTTTTCTGTCCAATATCTTATGTAGCCTGTTATTGGATTAGTCTCTGTGATAAACTCGAATTTAGTCATATTATTGGGATTTTTGGTTTACTTTATTAAGTTTTTGGTGTCTTTGGAAATAAGACTGAACTCCACTTGAATTGATTTGGCTCTGCATATTCTCATAATACACAGGATCAAGGAAAGTTTTTGCTTGGTAGTTGTAATAAACCTGGTCGCCAGGATAAAAGTTTTTGCCAGTTAGACTGCATCTGCAATCATATTTGACGGTGATTAATTCAAATGACATAAATGGGTTTTTTGGTTAGTTTAATTTAGTGTATTTTCTAATAATAGATAGATGCTGTTCAGTTGATCCGACTAAATCAAGTCCTTGTTTAAGGAACTCGCTATGAACTTTACGCTTAATATAAGGGGAGGCATCACGCAAATAATGACGGTAATCGTAACTCCAGTAATAAGCCAGTCCAACATAATTTTCAGTACCAACGAAGTTTTTGTCTGAATGCCAAAGCAACATATAAGCTGCGTGAGGCATTGTATTTAAATTGATGTTCATAATAAAGGTTTTTGTTTAGTTTTGTTTTAATGCTTCTTTTAGTTTAATTGCTGTATGTGTATAACCTGACATAGATGGATGCTCATTAATTATATCAAGGCAAGCATTATATAAAATTTTTAGATCCATTATTGGTAATTTTAAACTAATAATAGAATAATCTGTTTTTACATCAATTTTAATATGTTTCATAATAAAGGTTGCAGTTTATAGTGTGCCTCACTTTTTGTTTATTTTTATCGAAGTTAAGGAGTTTTTGCTAGTTTTAAATATTTTTAGCAGGTTTTTATTTGTTAAAGTAATCATAAAAGATTTTTGTCATCACAAAAGATTTTTGGCCTAAGGGGATTTTTAGCAGGTTTTTGGGCCTATCAATTAATTGCATAACTAAATAATGTTTAAACATTAATGTTATAACATTGATATGCTTTTATACATACTTTGGCCCTGGCCTAAAAATAGTATTTTAAGCCTGTTTTAAGGGCCCTGGCTAGCTTCTTTTTTGTTATTCGTTACTTTGTACATTAAAATTAAATTTAGGGCCTAGAATTGGCTGTATTAATTAGCTAGATATTGGGCCCAGCTGCTTTTTTCTTTCTGCTCCTGGCTTAGCTCCTGGGTTACTTTGTCAGCCATTGCCTGCAGCTCCTTATTATAAAGATCCTGCAGGAATTCAAGCCAATATCTTTGCTTAGGATCATTCAAGGACTGTATTTTTTTAATTTTGTTTTTTAGTGCATAAATATTCATAAAATATTAATTTAATGAGCTCCTGGCCTAGTTTCGAACTAGTAAGCCCCTAATGGCCCAGGATATAAAAAAAGGCCCTAAACTAAATTAGGGCCCTAAAAAATATTATTTTTTAATTACTGTATGAATATTGGATATTTCGAGCTTTAAGATCCTTAAGGGCCTGGCCTGCTTTAGATCCTTTAGGCTGTTGTCCATGTATTAATAGGGCAAAGCTTTGCTTAGTTTTATAGGCTGCTTCGTCCGTGTGATCGATTAATAAGCCTAGTTTTTCGGCCTGCTCAGGACTGTACACTACTTTAGCAAATTTTAAGCCGTGCTCATTTATCTGAGCGTCTAATTTGCCGCCCTCGGACGCGTTAAGTATTAAATTGGCTGGGATATCCTTAATATAATTAACCCAATAAACTAAGCTTTTAGTATATGCGTAAAAAATTACACTAGGCTTAGATATTGCCACCTGCAGCCAGGCCCTAAAATAGGACTCGTTAAAAAAGTCACCTGAAACGTGTATGCGAACTATGCCAGCTTTAGCAGGTAAGCTGCTCAAAATAAGTTCAGCAGCTTCTGAGCTCTTTAAGTTTCTTAATAGCTCAAAATTATGCCACCTGGCTAACCTTACAGCAGGATAAACAGCTTCAGCCGATGCAGCAAAGCAACGAAATTGGGTATTGGGGCCGTCTGTTAGTCTCCCTGTAGTTCGATCCGCTTTGCTTAAGCATTCGTTTGCGAATGGGCAGCTGTGACCTGCAGGCAAAGAAAATGTATAAATTTCCTTTCCTAGTTTCGCGTTACCGCGTTGAAATTTTAGTAATGTGCTCATAAAATAAAGGTTTGTTTGTTATTTAATTAATGTTTTTAGTTCTTTTTTTAGCTCCTTAGCTTTAGATCCTCTGTAGTTTGTCGCATTGCTTAGAAAGTATAAAATAATACTTTTAGCCGTATCCTGGCCGTAGTTTTCGCAATGGCTGTTTATTGTAAGCATAGCAGCCAGGTAGGGACGTGCTCCAAAATAAGGGGCCTGCCAGTCGTTTAAGATCTCCTCAGCTATCTTATAAACTGGCCTAGTGTTAATCGTTTGCATTCTGTTTGTTTTTATAGTTATTAAAAAAATATCCTTTGTAAAATATAAACTCAGCTTCGCGGCTAGTGTAACCGTATGAATAGAATTTATTTTTATTGTGCAGGTTTTCAAGCTGTTTATAAATTTTAGTATTTTCAGGCCTGCAGCACTGTTTGATTGCGAAAAACGTTTCGATATCGTGTTCAGTTTCCTGAAAGTAAAGTAAGTAAGTTTTTCGAGTAAAGTTTAACATGTTATTTAGTTTTAATTGTTTCGTAAATTGTTTTAATTAGTACGTAAGTTAGTAAGCTGGCTAAGCTCACTAGGATCAACTCTAGTAGTGTTATCATTATTCTTTAATTAATAGGTAAATAAATAGCTTAGCAACGTAAGCAAAAAAGAAACAGAATAAAATTAGCTGAGCTGCAAATAAGTAAAGCATAAAATAAAGGTTTATAGGTTATTAAAAATTAATTAAGGTACAAACGTTTCGAGCTGCAAGCATAGACTGTAAAGAAATACAAGGCGTTTTTAATGTAGTGCTTAGTGCTTTAGCTGTAGGCTTTAGATCGTTATATTTAAGCCATAATAAGGAGTAATAAGTATGTTCTATCTTATTACCTTGTAATATAACGCCAATAACGTTTGAAGCTGTAGTCTCTTGCTTATTAGCCAATAAATAGGCTTTAGCTAGTTCAATTTTCTTTGTAGTGTTTGTCATTGTTTGTTTGTTTTAGTGTTATTTGATAGAGTAAATATAAGTACTTTATCAATACAAACATCAAAGAATGTAAAAAATAATTAAATTATTTATTTATTTTTATAGTGTATTAAGTACACTAAGTAAGTTAATTGGGATACATTAGTAAAGTAGTATATTGTAGTATGTTACAGTTATCAATATATTACTTATATTATATAATACAGTTAGTATTGATCAATACATACAGTATAGTAAAGTATATTGTATTGTAAGTATTAAAGCTAGGTTCTTACTTTTGCCATCAGCTTGCGTAAACTATCAATGAAGTATAAATACATTAACTTCGTCTATGTAATAGGCTGCAATTTAACATAATGGTAATTATAAGGCAATCTCACTATTGATTATCAGATAGTTAAGTATGAATAAAAAAGGTATTGGGCTATAGGTACCCCCTACTACTTTTTTTAGTGTGTAAAAAGTACACTAAGCCTTGGGCCCTTCATTATTCTGATATAAAACAAAGACTTAACCATTTTTGACATTTGATTTTTTTTATTTTCCTATATAACACATTATAAAAACCAATAATATGAATGCAGAGTTCAAAGACATCACTAAAGAAGCTTTTATCATAGCTTACAAGGAGAACTTCGGTAACATAACCATCTCTTGTGAATCAGCTGGGGTATCTAGGTCATCGTATAACGTATGGGTTAAGAATGATCCTGAGTTTGCTAGGAAACTAGCTGAAATAGAACCTGAGGAGATAATGCTAGACTTTGGGGAACATAAACTGATGGAACGTATTGCTAAGGGTGATACGTTAGCTACTATGTTCTTGCTTAAGACAAAAGGTAAGCGTAGAGGATACATCGAAAGACAAGAGGTAGCTCACGAAGGTGATGTGGTGAAGCAGATTACTGTTAACGTCTTAAAGGCTAATCACGTTGATGATGTTCCAAAGCTAGATGGTGATGAGAATTCGCAACTAGAAGATAGTGGTTTTGTAGTTCCTGCTACTGAAGCTGCCAATATCCAAGATATACCACTTTACGAGTATGATAAAGAGGTAGAATTAGAGAATGAAGCTGGTAATTACGAAGAATAGCTCTATTTGTCAATATAAGACGATTCTAGCCATTATCTACCTTTGAGTAGTACTATCTATCCAAAATGATACAGAGTGTCTTAAATCGCTTCTAAATAGCTTTTATGTTGATGAATGAAATTTATGGAAAAATTCATGCAATCAAAAAGTAAAGCTATAAGTTGACTTTTGAGCCGAAAGTGATTGATAAACGGCTCACTAATGATTCATAAATGGTCATTAATGACTCATATTCGCATTAAATGTGTCATATAAGGCACATTATGACTTATGTTACCCCTACCTTCCTATAAAACCAAAAGTATTAGCTTTGACTTGAGCAAACCAAAAATTTTAATTTATTTATATGGAAGTAACCACCAATGTCGTCTTTGAGGTACTCAACAACTCTAAGAAAAGGATTTCTGTGATGCAAGGGGGTACCAGGTCAGGCAAAACTTACAATGTGCTTACCTGGTTTATCGTAAAGCTCCTACAAGAGAAGGGCAAAACCCTAACTATTTGCCGTTCATCCCTACCAAGCATCAAAGGTTCCGTTATGAGAGACTTTATCGAGATATTGTCTAAATATGGGCTATACTCAGAGGAGAAACACAATAAATCAGAGAATTTATATTTCCTAAATGGAAATACTGTAGAATTTGTATCTACTGACCAACCTCAGAAGATTAGAGGTCGTAAAAGACATTATCTGTTCATTAACGAGGCAAATGAGGTGAATTACGAATCTTGGATGCAATTAGCCCTAAGAACTACGGATAAAATCGTAATTGACTATAATCCATCCGATTATTACTCCTGGATTTACGATAAGGTCATTCCTAGAGAGGATACTGACTTTACGATTACCACTTATAAAGACAATCCTTTCCTAGATAAAAACATTATTGCGGAAATTGAAAGGCTTAAGGATGCTGACCACGAATATTGGAGAGTATATGGATTAGGGGAAAGGGCTATTAGTGAGGCTACGATTTATTCACATTGGAGAAGAAGAAGGAATTTCCCTGAGGGTGGAGAAGTTTTCTACGGACTTGACTTTGGTTATAACAACCAAACGGCCCTAGTTAGGGTTAAAAACTTTGATGGGGACTTATATGTCGAACAATTGATATATGATACTAAGATGTCCACTTCCCTTTTGATAGATCGTCTTAAGTCTATGGGCCTTTCTCGTAGAGATGAGATATTTGCGGATGCTGCGGAACCTAAGACAATAGCCGAAGTAAACAAAGCAGGGTTTAATTTGAAATCAGCTACCAAAGATGTCTTTGCGGGAATCAACAAGGTCAAATCATTTCCATTATTTGTAAAATCTGAGTCTTTGGATTTGTTAGATGAGATTAAAAACTACAAATGGAAAACAGACCACGATGGCAACACAATGGATGAACCTGTTAAGTTTAGAGACCATTTAATGGATGCTATGCGTTATGCTATTTATTCAAAATATGCAAAAGCTAAGAGAGGTTGGATTGTTTAGGCTAAAAATTTGTTACTTTTGTAAAAATATCTTATAGTGAATTTAACAGACATATTATCTGCAGTAAATCCTTTTAAACAAAAGGCTACTAACAATAAAGATAAAAACTTGGGTGCGAATCCCCTTCCCAATTTCGGAGGTATCATAGGTGGAAGACCAATTTATCCTAATTTAGACTATCAAAAATTTGTAGCTGATTATACACTTAACTCAGAGGTTTATTCTGTAGTGAAGCGTATATGTAAAACTGTATCAACAGTTCCGTTTTATGTTTACAAGGTTAAGAATAGAAAAGAATTAAATAGATACAAAGCAACTATCTTAAATGCTGAAAGCACAGCCGATTTAGCAAAAGCTGAAATGGTTAGAGTAAAAGCACTTGATGAAATTGCTGATACTCCCTTAAATAAATTATTAGAAGCTCCTAACGAATATCAATCGTTTTCTGAATTACTAGAAAATGTCATTGGTTATAAACTAATAACTGGAAACTCATATATATGGGCGAACAGATTAGCTAGTGGAAAAGTTTCTGAACTTGTTACTCTCCCACCTCAATATATCGCAATTATTAGCGATGGTACAATCAATGGGGTTGAAGGCTACCAATTTACTTTAGTTGGGTGGGATAAGTTAGCAAAAGAAGATGTCATCCATCTGAAATACTTCAACCCTATTTTCAACACGAATGCCCAACAGCTTTACGGATTGAGTCCCCTTCAAGCTGCGTATAGAACTATACAACGTTCTAACGATGCTAAGGATACCTCTGTAGGTATGTTACAAAATCAAGGCCCTAAGGGTATCTTGTATGCAGACGAATCAAATGATTTCGGCCCTGAACAAGCTGGTAAGTTAAAAGAAGATTTTTACAATCAATATGGAACAAGAGGTCGTATTGCTAAGAACGCAGGAAACATTTTAATAGCAGGTGCGAAATTAGGTTGGGTGAATATGGGAATGAGTCCAGTTGATTTACAAATATTAGAATCAGAGAAAATAACACTTAGAGAACTTTGTAATGTTTACGGAGTTAACTCTGCTTTGTTTAATGATCCTGATAACAAGACTTATAACAATATGAAGGAAGCTAAGAAGGAAATGCTTACACAAGTTGTACTTCCTGAATTAGTTTTACTTCGTGATGCTTTGAATAGATTCTTTGCTAATGAAATGGGGAAAGATTACTATATCGATTTTGATATTACTGTCTTCCCTGAATTGCAAGAGGATATGAAAGAGCTTTCTGCTATCTTATCTCAATCTTGGTGGATTACACCTAACGAGAAAAGAGCAGCTATGCGTTATGATGTTGTACACGACCAAACAATGGATGAGATTTATATTCCAGCAGGTTATTTACCAATAGCTGAGATTACAATGCTACAAAATCCAATGGATGCACAACAACAAGGCGATTACAATATTCCACCAGTAAAATAATAACTATGGCAACTTTTGTTGAATTTATATCACAACTTCATACTTCTAAGCAACAAGCAATCGTATGGCATCATCAAACAGATGATTTCTCTACGCATAAGGCTTTGCAGAATTATTACGATGGAGTTTTAGAACATATAGATGGATTGGTAGAGTCAGTAAGTGGTATCTATGGAAGACCAATGGGTTATTCTGTACAAACACTTAAAGACTATCAAGACACAGAAATGGTAATAGTATATTTCCAAGAGTTATACGCATACTTACAAAACCAAAGAGTTACCTTGTATAACGAATCGTGGATACAAAACCAAATCGATGAGATTGCACAATTAATTGCTGAAACAATTTATCTTTTAACTTTAGACTAATGGAATTTAACTCATTCGATGTTTTATTGAAAGCTGTTATAGCAGATATAGAACTTAAAAAGACAGACAAGACAAATCCTAGTGGAATTGCTCACGCAAATGAATTAATCGCTAGTGGTGATATTATCAATCCATCAACTTGGAATCATCCTACTTCTCAAGCAGAAAATGATTACATTGATGCTAATGGTATTGAAGCTTATGGACAATGGCATTTAGGAATCAACAGTCAAGCTGATCCAAAAACAAAAGACCATTATCATTATGTTTATACATCTGATTTTGAGCACGTAGATAGAGCAGGGCTTATTGCTATTAGACAACGTTCTGCTCAACAAGGATTAGATGCTGTTTTTACTGCAGCTGGTAAAATGCTAGAAAAGGTAGATGCTAAAAGCAATGATTAATGCCAAAAATAAAAACACCTGCTCAGCAATTCAACTTGCAACAAGTAATTGCAAGGAAAGCAATAACTGAATATAGGCCAAAATTACAATCTGCTTTACAAGCTGATTTTAATAAAGCTGCAGAGTTGGTGAAAGAACTAGGAGCACAACAAGTAGTAAATTTTAGGAAGACATTCTTTAATCAAGATAAAGTTTCTAATATTTTACGAACTTTGTATGAAGGAGTTGGAGGATACACAGCGATGACGTATCAAAAGATGTTTGACAAGTATAAAAAAGATGACTCTGTAGATTTTAATACGGATTCAATCTTTAAGGATTGGTTAGCTTTTATGCTTACATATTGGACTGCTTATAGTGGCCCTAAGATGTACGGCATACAGAACACAACAGATAATGAGATTGCAAGGTTATTAAACCAAGCTATTGATTATGGAAGAGCAAACAATCTAACAACTGACGAAGTGAATAATATGGCGATTCAGTTATTAAGAGAAGGTAAAATAAACAACGCAAGAAGTTTATTAATCGCAAGGACTGAATCACATCAAGCACTTAGCACAGGAGCATTAGGAGCAGCACAAAAAGTTAACATACCTTTGCTCAAGCAATGGGTTCACGCTGAGTATGTTGGTAATCCAAGAAACTGGCACCAAACTTTAGATAGCCAAACAAATCCTGATGCTGGGGGAGTAAGATTACCTGTGAATCAACCATTCCTGGTAAACACTCCAAATTATGGTGTAATAGAAATGCAATACGCACACGATGCAAGTGGAGGGGCAAGAAACAATTGTAATTGCCGATGCTGCACGGTGTATGTTGATTAAACAAATAAATATGAGTAATTTTTATAACAAGAAATCGGTAGAAGGTGCTCCCATTGATATGGAAGACAGTAATAGAACCATTATGGTTTATTATAGTGCCTTTGGTAACGTAGATAGCGATGGTGACATAATCACCCCAGGTGCTTTTACTAAAACCTTAAAAGAAAACGGCCCCCAAGCTAAAAACAGAGTATGGCATTTAATGAACCACTCTACCGATAAACCTATCGCTAAACCTTTCAGTATGCAAGAGGATGCTTTTGGTTTAAAGGCTCAAGTAAAACTTCCTAATACAACATTAGGAAATGATCTGTATGAATTATACAAAGCAGGTCACATCACAGAACACTCTATAGGATTTCAGACTGTTAAGTCTCAATCTAAAGGGCAGTTCAATGAAATCACAGAAATTAAATTGTACGAAGGCTCATCCGTTTTATGGGGAGCCAATGCTAATACTCCGACAGTAAGTGTTAAAGCTGAAGGGAAGCCTGAAGTTATAGATGAAATCAATAAAACGATTAAGTCTTTAAGAACAGGCAACTTTACAGATGCAACATTTGAGTTGTTAGAGTTAAGGCTAAAGCAATTACAACAATATCTATCTGAAATCGAAAACGAAAGTTCAATTATCGAAGTTTCACAACCGCTTGAGAAAGCATTGGAAGAAGTCGAAAATCCGAATGTCAAGGCTGAGATGGAGCTTGTCAATTATTTACAATCATTTAAAATTTTCAACTAATGAACTTAGAAGAAGTAAAAGGTGCATTTGACGGAGTTAAAAGCGAAGTTAAAGAAGCATTTGAATCTGCAAAAGCAGAAAACAATATCGCAATGGAAGCGGTAAAAGCAGACATCTCTGTATTAAAAGATGAAATAGAAAAATTAGAAGCAAAAAACAATCGTGTTAAAATGAATCAAAACGAAACAAAGTCTTTCAATCAGTTATTAGCTGAAGGAATAGAGAAGAACGCTGACAACATTGGTAAGATTGCAAGAGGTGAGCATAAGAGCACATCTTTCGTAATGGATGCTAAATCAGCAGGTACAATGACTGAAGCTGTCAACTTAACTGGTGACATTCCTCGTCAATATGCAAATCAAGTTTACGCTTTACCTTCTCGTAAGGTTCACGTAAGAAGTATCACTCCAATTGGTCAATTATCAACTGGTTTGTTTACTTTCCCTAAAGAAACAGGTGGCGAAGGCAACCCAGCTCCTCAAGTACAAGGTAGTTCTAAATCACAAGTTGATTTTGACATTACTATGTCTGATGCTGCTGCTCAGTACATTGCTGGTTTCACAAGAATCTCTCGTCAAATGTTGGATGATGTTCCTGCTATGACTTCTTTCTTACAAGCTCGTTTGTTAGAGAAGTATTTAGTAGCTGAAGATTACCAATTATTAAGTGGTGATGGAACTTCTCCAAACTTACAAGGTATCTTAGGTGTTGCTGCTAGTTATAGCGGTTCTTCTGCAGTTTATGTAGCTCAAATCATTGAGTCTTGTGCTCAAGTTGCTGCTGCAAACTACAATGTAACTGGTATCTTAATTAACCCAACTGATTGGGCTCAAATTATGTTAACTCAGAACACTAATTCTCCATACTCTTTACCTGGTGCTACAGTTGTATCTCCTGATGGAACTTTATCTATCGCTGGTATTCCTGTTTACCAATCAACTGCTATCACAGCTGGTACTTTCTTAGTAGGTGACTGGGCTATGGGTGCTCAAATTATGCAAAATCAAGGTATCAATATTCAGTTCTCTGAGTTTGATGCTGACAACTTCACTAAGAACTTAATCACAGTTCGTGTTGAGGCTAGAATTGCATTCCCAATTTACTATCCTGGTGCGTTTGTAACAGGTACTTTTGGTGCTTAATTAGTTCCTAATTTAGGTAGGGGTGTAAAAGCCCCTACCTTTTTAATATATTTATATGCAGATCGTTAGAGATATTACGACAATAACAGAACCTACTGACATTATTGTCACTTTAGAGGCAGCTAAAAACTATTTAAGGGTAGATTTTAATGAGGATGACACCTTGATTCAAGGTCTAATTGACTCTGCAATAAAAAGATTGGAGCAGTATGCAGGTATTGCATTTTCTCCAAGAGAATTACAAGTGGTTGCCTTTGTGGATGAGTTCATAGAACCTCCATACGCACCAATTAATACCATATCAAAAATTGAATTTTTTTCAGGTGGTGAGTGGATTGAACTTACTGCTGAATTTGATTATTATACTTTAGGAGAAACCTATAAAAAGGTATTCTTTAGAACTGTTGGCCCCAATGAATTTAGGTTTACCTACGAGTGTGGGTTTACAACAGTTCCATCAAGCATCTACAATGCCATTTTAAAGCTTGTTTCTGACCTCTATGACTTCAGGTCATCTGAAAGTCCAAACGACAAGCTAAGTGAGACACAAATGACCGCATACGAGCTTATACAACCATTTAAAAGAATTAACTATATCCTCTAATGATAAGTCAGTTTAAACAAAGGATTATATTTAAAAGCAAGACAGGTACTTCTGATGGGGCAGGTGGTCAGGTTAATACCTTGTCCAACTATTATACCTCTTGGGCTCAAGTCGTAACTGATTCAAACTCAAGGACTAACATAGCAGGTAAAGACAATTTAAACGATACAATTTTATTTAGAATAAGATATACTACCGAAAAAGTATTTACTAATTCTCTTGTAATAGGTTATAAATCAAGAACTTATATGATTAA